GGATGGCAGTCGGTCAGTCGATGGGAGCAGGACGGCAACACGATACCGGGGCCGGTGCAGGTCGCGGTTGAGGCGCTGCTTACTTGTTCGGATCGATGTTCGACTGCCCGATCACCCAGTCGATAAGCTGGTCGTGTCGCTCTTCGTTTTGGGCTGCGAGCAAACGGTCAGCGGGCGAAAGACACAACCAGGCCGGATCGTAAGCTCGGCAGGGGGCCGGGCCGGTTTCGGGTACTGGGGTGCGACCGGCTGAACCTTTAGCGGAGGGGTTGTCGCGCAGCTCGCGAGTAATCCGGTCAAGGCGAGAATTGAGGTCTGCAACACGCGCATCGGAAATCTCCTTCTGGCGCTGCTCGGTTCGTTGAATGTCGGCCAGGTTCTTGGCGCGGGCTTCGGCTTGCGCCTTGGCATAGGCTTCTCGATCCGCTTGGCGAGCTGCGACCGCTTTGCTAAGCTGGGCCTCAACCTTGTGGGCGTGCCTCTGCTCGGCGCCTAACCGCAATGTCTGGATCCCCGCGAACAGCGCGAGGCCGAGACACGCGAGCTGCCAGATATTGAGCGAGCCGAGCCACGCCCCGATACGCTTGACGATGCCGAGGACGGTGAGCCAGACCATCAGACCACCACCCCGTCGCACACTGGCGTATCCTTGAGCGCAACGCTTCCGCTTAGCCCGTCCTCAGCGTCGTAGGTGTTGACGGTTCCGGTGACGCGCCCGGTCAACTCATCCCGGATCGGGCCGCCGGATTGCCCTGGGATGACCGTGAACACGCCGCCGAGCCTAGAAAGCTGGCCGTCGATCTTGCCAGTGGCTTCCAGCTCGACAGTCGTTTGCGTATCCAGCCCTCGGGCGTAGCCGATAGCTTCATAGAGCTTGCCAGCGACGAACCCGCCGCAGTCGATCCGGAGCCAGTTCGTTGACGGCGTGGCGACGCTGATAATCGAGAAGTCACCCTTGCTGCGAAGGACGGTGAAGGGCTTGCCGTTGATCGCGCAGCCGAGCATGGTCGTGACGTGGGCGACCGAGAGGAGCGTCGTCGGGCCGACGTAAAAGGCAGATCCGCGCCCGAACAGGCAATCGACCCGGACGACTTCCGGGTGCTGCCACGGCAGGATGTTCGTTTCGTTCGCCGCCGCGAAAGCGGAAACAGGGACGAGCGCCAGCGATAGCGCGGCGAGCGCTTTCACGATCATGTCGGGTACTCCAGTGAGTTACTTTTGGCGGCGGTCGAGCGGGTGAGCCGCTCCCCCAGGCCTGCAATGCCGCAGGTTGACTAACAGTACGGTCTCGCGCCGATCCTTGTTCTGGGCGATGATCGCGTTGTCATCGTTGACGCGCTCTATCCACCACACGCCACGCCAACCGGCGCAGCGCACGAAATCGCCTTCCGCAAAGTCCATGATCGGGCGGGAGAACAGACGCCGGATGAAGCCCACTGTCATTTGCCGATAGAACCATCAGGAACGAGCGCAGCTATCGTGCCTACAACCACCGACACGAGGCTCCACGGCCACTTGAGTGCGGCCGCGACGCCGATCGATGCGCCAATGGCAATCCAGGTTGAGCGCTCATTGAGCCGGGCGCGGAGATAGGAGACAGTAGTTTTCACGCTCACGGTCATTCCCCGAGATACATTGCGGCCTCTAGGGCACGCCTCCTGACAAGCCCCGGAAGGATGCGCCCGTTGTCGTATTTCCACCGCCCGAACTGCTGCGCCGCCCCGGTGAAGTTGCCGAGCTGGTGCATCCTCAAGAGCGTCGAATTGGCGAACCGATCCTCGCCGAGGTTGAATACAAAATCAGTCAGGGCGTCGAACTGGCCTTGGGTGCATGGCAGGGCACGGCGGTTGACCGCCTCCGCAGCTTCGTCGGCGTCCCTCGCCAAGAGACTGTCCGCTTCGCCTTCGGTGATTATCTGCCCCGGCCTGACGCCTCGCGTGTGGCCGTAGCCGATTGTTAGAACCGAGCCGCTGTCCCGATACGCCTTGAGCCTCAGCCCCTCGCACTGTTTGATGAGCGCGAGGCAGGCCGGGCTTGGCGTCACCTGAGCTTGTCCAGCAGCGCCGCTTCCTCGTCGGTAACGGGCGTTGCGTAACTATTGTAGAGCTCGCGGAGGGGCCGGCGCTTCGTTGCGGCGCAGTTCGGACCGCATGGGGAAACCCAGTTGGATTGCTTGTCCTGGACGCCCCAGCCATTACATGAACAGCTCATCTCCCCGCCCTCCACTGCCGCCATGCGATCATCAGCCGGAGGATGACCGTGGCGAGGGTGACAAGGGCGATGAGCGCCGGAACACCGTTGATGAGCACCCACGCGCCCCACGCGAGCAATGTCCCGTCGAGCACTAGCGCCTTGGGCGATTCCGGGAGGATCACGGCTCTTCACTCATGGCTGTATTCCCGCTAAACAGGTGGAATGAGCGACTGGGTTTTTCCGCACCTGAGGGAGCAGCCCGCCAAGGTGGTTGGGAACAACTTTGTCTTTGCTGGCCGGCCACTCGTTCCGAAGTGGCGGCGGCGAACTCTCAGACGCCGAACGGCCTCAAGGCTCTACAGCTTGACGATGCATGGCGAGGCGATGTTCTGGTTGCCCGTCAGGCGCTGGCTGTTGGGTATAATGGTCGGTCGCAAACTGACTGGGGTGAATGTTTTTCCCAACGTTGCCATCGAGGGCTGGGAGCGGCTTCACTTAGGCGATTACATTTCCTTCAATCGCGGCTGCGAGATTTACGCGGCTGGTGGACTACTTATCGGCGACAAGGTTTCCATTGCGTCCGGGTGCAAGATCGTCACGTCTGCCCACGGACAGGAGGGCATCATTCAGGATGCGCCGGTCAGCTTTTCCCCGGTAGAGATCAGGAGCAACTGCTGGCTTGGTTTCAACGTCATTGTGCTCGGCGGCGTCCTGCTGCCGGAAGGCACGATTGCCGGGGCCGGGGCGGTTATCACAAAGTCAATCAAGGAACCGTATTGCACTGTCGCCGGGGTTCCTGCGAAGGCGGTAAAGGTTAGGCCTTCGGACATAGGATGACCTTGTAGGCCTCCAACGAAATCGTATCCGTGCCCGTGCCGAGCTGGCCGGTGATGGTAATGTCGGTCGCGTTGGCCGTATTTATGGCGGCAGTGCCCAGCGCCACCGATGTTCCGTTGGTGAACGGACCGATGATGGATGAGGGAAGGAAGGCTTGGCTGGACTGCGAATTGCGGTTGTGGATCGTGTTACCGAACTTTGACGTTGCCGTCGTTGAGGTCACGGCGAATCCCGCTACCAACGTCCCGCCGAATTTGATGCGGGGGGTTTTCGTGTTGGCGTTCGAGGTGTGCGAGAAAATCGCTTCCACATAGACTGACCCGTTAGCGCCCATTGCTCCGGCAGGTATCGTGATGGTCGCAAAGGTGAACTCTGCCGTATCGCCGGTATGAGATACTTGGACAGCGGATTGGGCAAGAACCTTCTCGGTGACATCGAGTGTGGTCCCGCTCAGTATCAAACCAGTGCCGAGACTGATTGCCTGCGCGTTCGCCAGTGAACCGGTTGGATTGCCGACCAGCGACGATGCCGCGACCTGCTGGAACTGCGAATACGTGACCTTATTTGCGCCAATGGCGGTTGCAAATGATCCGGTGCCGCTACCCGTCACATCCCCAGTCAGGGCGATCGTCTGATCGCCGCTATTTGTGCCGGTAAGCCCGAGGTCGGTTTTCAGAGTCGCAAGGGTCTGGACTTCCGGGGCGCCTGATCCTGCTGTTTTGCGATAGACCAATGATGCGGTCGCCATGTCGGCCTGCATTGCCAGAGTGACCTTGCCAGCGCCGATAGTCGTCGCCAACGATCCGGCAGAGGTCGTAACATCGCCCGTGAGCGCCGGGAACGCCCCCGCCTGAAGCACGCCCGCCGAATTGAACACGACGACCGAGCCGACCTTAAACGGTTGAGTTGTGACGAGGTTGGTGCCGTCATGGGAAAGCGTGTCGAGCGTTCCGGTCCAGCGGATCGTCGAACTGATCTTGATCGGCCCGCCAACAAAGAGGTTGGTGCCGTCATAACTCAGCGGCAGTTGTGATGAGTTCGCGGCGTTGTAGAGCTGGATCGAGTTTCCAGTACGGACGACAATGCCGTCATAGGCCCAGACTGCCCCGTGTAGCTGGTGGTTCTGCCCCTGGGTTTTCTGCCCGAGAACGCCCCCATAAACCGCGCAGGACGTGCCGAAGCTCGACGTTCCGCCCTCATCTTCGCAGCCGACGAATGTGCACGCCACGCCCGCCCGGTTGGTCTTGAACGCCCCCAAGGTGCTGCCTTGGCAGAGGCAGCCCCAATATTGATTGCCGATCAGGCTATCGTCATAGTAGCTCCAGCCGCCATTGGACTGCGACGTGCAGCCAATGAAGTTAACGACGTTCGCATCGTTGCCCGAGGTGTGATAGCCGTCCCCTGCATTCGAGATCGAGCGGCAATTGTCCAACATGCTCTTGCTGACGTTGCCATAGACGACCCCATCACCGCCGGAAATGGAGCCCTGGATGCAGAAGCCATGATCGCCGAAGCCCCTGGCCTCGACGTTGCGGAACGTGACCAGCGCGCGGCTTTCAACACCGTATTTGCCCGATGACGCCGCCCCCACAGAACCGGAGATAAGCCGGATTCCCTCCATGCGCGAACCGCTCGCGCCGGGGTTGGTGGCGGTCCCCGAAACGTCGCCGTCAACGGTGTAAAAGAACTTGATGCCCGCAACCCCGGAATCGAATACGAGAGTCGAGCCCTTATCGGCGAGCGGGTGCGTCGCTACCGTCGAATCCTGAAGTAGAGTGGTGCCGATAAGATGGATGGCAGACTTCACATCAAGGCGGGTGGAGCAACGGTATTGGCCGTCTGGAATGTAAAGCGCGGCGCCCGTGGTCAACAGAAACGTGATCGCCGCCTGAAACGCTGGCGAATTATCGGTGCCCACGCCATAGCCTGTGCAGTCCGCCACGGCCCCGAACCAGCGCGCATTGATCGGGCTGCTATACTTGCGCACCCACGCGCCCGATGCTCCCGTAGTATCGGATGCAGGGGCGACGTAAATGCCCTGTTGCGTATCGGCGGTGACTTTGGTCGAGAGATTGGAGCCGTCCCAGACGAACGTGCCCTCGCGCCCGGATTCGGAGAGGGTCGCGGCGGTTCCGGCCGTCCCCGTCACTGCCGCCATTAGGGTCCGGCTCGCGAAAACCGCCGCCGCCGTTGACGGCAGGTTGAAGATCGTCTGTCCGAAATAGAAGGGGTCGATGTCCCCGCCGTCCATCTCGGCCCCGAGCCGGTCTTTCAGGATCAGGCGGAACGGGGTCGCTTCATCCTGGTAGGCAATCGGGAAATTGCCAATGGCGTCGGCGGTAATGGTCGTTCCCAAAGATACGAGCAGCGTGTCGTCGGAATAGAACGGCTGCGGAGTAGTGGTCCCAGTGGTGTAGAGGCTCGCCGTCGCTCCGGGCGCGACGATGCCCCGCACGGTCGCGTGATTGCCGGGAACGAGAAACTGTTTGGACGCCATCTAATTTCGCTCCGGGCAAAGAAAAAGCGGCCCGAAAGCCGCTTGGTTGAGGTCGAAAACTGGGCTAGTCAGAGCCTCGTGAAGGTCTGGCATTTGGGTCTGATCGCTGGGCTGATCTGGTGGCTGCTGCCGCGCCACCGGGTCAGGCTGATCGGCTTATTGCTGGTTCTGGTCGCCGTTGGGGTTGGATGACGCCGCGATTGGCGGAACCGCATTCTCATTCGCGCCGCTCAGCAACCTTTGCTGGAGAGCGATGAGCGGCTCCCTCAGCTCTGGGTTGGCCGTTGCTAGGGTGCCGATCCGCCCGATCTGCGACTTGACGGCGTTCGGATTGCCCGACGCGACGGCGCGGCTGTAACCGGTCGCCCATCGGACGAAGTCGGGGTTGGTCCACACCTTCGCCATACCGTATTCGCCGGCGGATTTAAGGGCGGTGCCGGCGATGAGCCCGCCAGCGAGGATCGGGTGGCCCGTGAACAGCAGCGCCACGGCGGACGGGATTGAAAATGTCCCGCTCGGGCTTGCTAGCGCGGTGTTCGAGGTATTCCGCAATGCGTTGGAATTAGCCAGGCGCTGGTTGACCATGACGAATTGGTCGAGCGTCTTTCTGAGCTCCGGCTTAAACAGCATCGCCCTCGCCGGTTCGGCCATGTCCGAATACCAGCGGACGAAGGTCGCCGGATCGAACCCCCTGCCGGGGCTGTCTGCGGGCTGCCCGCCAATGCGAATCAGCGTCCCTGCGATTTCATCCCACGCGCCGCTCTTGACGGTGGCACCCTTCACTTGCGCGAGCGTCTTGAGGTCGCCGGTTGACTTCCCGCCCTTGGTCATGGCCTGAACGGCTGCGGCTGCTTTTTCCGGCGCGAGTTGGCCGTCTTTGCCGAGGATGCGGGTAAGCGCTCCTTGCACCAGTTCTTCGTTCTGGCGATTTAGGGTGTTCGCCCGCTCGAAGGAGCGGAGGGCTCGCGGCCCAGCGGCAGAGGCGGTGGCCCGCATGTCCTCCGACAATGCCGCATAAAGCCCGCGAAGGTCGCTCGTGCTGGAATTTTCACCAACTCGGAACTCGCCGATCTTCTCACCGATGATTGAACGAAATTCCTTGAGGTCTTTCCAGGAAATGCCTTTTTGGATCGCATCCAGATAGGTAGCGAGCTTGGGGTCTTTCAGCGCCTCAGCGAGCTCCGGGTTGGATTGGAACCGGCTCGTGAGATGTTGAAGAGTCGCGACTGTGTTCGCATTCGACGCCTGGGCCGTGTCAGGAATCGGAATCGCACTATAGGCTTTCGTGATTACGCTGGCCGCTCGGTCATTGCGCTCGGTCACACCCCGCTGAAGCTCTGCCCCGCCCTCATTCAGTGTCCGCGACTGGCCGAACTTGCCGGCTACGTTCTCGGCTGCGTTCTGGGCTTGCGTTTCGACCATGCGGCGGGAATCGTTCATCACGCCGGCCGAGGCCGGGCGGACATCCAGCTTGCGCTCGATGATCGCAGCCGTCCGGTCGCCCGCAGACCCCATGGGGAGGTTGATGTCGAATTGTTTTGCCGCATCGACGCGAGCGGCCGGCCCTGCCGATTCCAATGGTTCATTAAGCCTGCCGGTGGTCTGATCGACCAACGGCGGTCGCGAGGTCTGGAAAAGCGCATTGCGGCTCGTCGGAAGCAGCATCGTTGGGGCGAGGCGCGATGCCGCCGGAGCGGATACGGCGCCGCCCGCTAGGCCCGCCAGTAACTGCGCTCCTGGGCCATAGCCGTTCTGGCGCGCCAGTTCGGAGCTGCCGCCGCTTGTGCCACTAATGACTGCATCGGCGCCGGGATTGGCCGCCAGATTGGCGAGTGCGTTGCTGACCGTCTCTCCAACGTAGGGAATGGCCCCGCGCGCAAGGCCTGCGATACCAAGGCCGCCAAGTGCCGCTCCGCCGACCTTGTTAACCACCTCCTGCTGCGGCGTACTGGCTGCGGGAAGGCCGAGCGCGTCACGAAGGTTCGCGCCCATGTCCGGTCGGTAATTTGAGCCCGTAACAGCGTTAACGCCCTGGATGACCGGGTTGCTGACAATGCCTAGGGCATCGCCGACACCCTGAACAATGCCGCCGACACCCTCCTTGAGTCCCTCGACCGCTTCCGGGGGAAACAGCATCTCCCGCGAATGCGGCCCGGCTGCGGCCCTCTTATCCCCCAGCGCGAGCCCGAATTGGCCGAGGTATTCATTCGCCGCGTCAGGCCCTTGCTTGTCGAGGATGTCGAAGAACGTCTGCTGCTGTTCGGGATTAAGCTTCGTTGGGGCGGGCGCGTTCGGATCGCGCGGCGTCCCGCCGTGGGCGGTGATGTAGGCCTCTTCGGCGGGACGGTAGGCGTCATAAAGGGGCTGGCCGACAATCTCTCCCGGATCGAACCCGTTTTGCTTTGCCAGCGCCTCATAGCGGCTGCGCTGCTGGTCGTAATTCTGGCGCAGTCCGGAAACGGCTTGGCGCATGGTCTCGATCAGGCCGACGCGGACCTCGGGAGGCAAACGCTTGCCCTGCGTCAGTCGCGCAACATCGGCCTGGTATGCCTGCGGGATCGAGGCGGTGGCCGTCGCCATGTCCATCTCGCCCTCGCGAACGACCGAGCTTGGATCCATCGCCTTGGCGAAGGCGTAAACAATCGACAGGTCGCCTTGGGGCGAATCCGGGGCCTTGAGCGCCGTCCCCAGCGATTGAATGGCCGCGCTGTAATTCTTGACCTCGGGGAGCGCATTATACTCCTGCCGCAGTCCCTGGTTGCGATTGAATTGGGCGGTTTTGATGCCCTCTTGGCCCTGCTGGATATTGGTGAGCGTGTTGGTTTTCTGCTCCGGCGTCTGCGGCGTGGGGATCGGCGGTCCCTCTTGGTACACCGGGCGCTGGCCGAGAGCGGGCGCGGCGTCGAGCGTGAAACCGGGCGGGGGCGGCGGGATATTCGGGTCAGCCACTATAGCCCTCGCGTTCCGTTGACGCCGAAATAAGGAACCACGTCGACGCCGAGGCCCTGGACGTGGATATGATCGCCCTCGGGGATGATCTTAACTCCCGGCCCGAAATAGGCGCGCAGGGCGTTGACGTTTGTTCCGACATAATCGGCCGCATCCCCGGTCAAATGATGGCTGTTCGGAACGCCGCCGACCAGACGGTTGCCCGCGACCGTGCGCCGCCCGGAGGTCATGTGTCCCGGCGCCTTGGTCGGATCAGGGAAAGCCGCCAGACGGCGCTGGAGCCGTCTGACCTCCGATCGGTTCCCATTGGCCCGACTGCGGGTTGTATTGAATCTTTTGTCCGCCGGGGCCGGTAGCCGTGACCGGAGCGGCGATGGGCGTTTGGCCCCCGCCCACCTGTTGGATGTTGTATGGCAAGACGACCGGCGCTTGCGCGCCGGGGCTCCGCATCGCCACATATTGCGAGTAAGTCGTTCCCGGAGGAACGAGGCCGCGCCTTGTCGCCTCGTCGAACTCGCGGATGATGCCGGGGTCTTGGGGCTCGGTCTTGGGCTTGAACGCATCGGCCAGCCCTGAAAGCTGCTGCGCGTATTTCGCCGTATTCTCATCCCACACGCGCGGCACTTCGCTGATGTCGATCCCCGCATGCTGGGCCATCGCCAATGCCTGATCCCAGCTCGCCTGATCCTTGGGCTGGACTTGGCGGATGATCTCGCCGCCCTTGAGGACGTTTTCATAATGTGCGCCGAGCTGCGCTTTCGCTATTTCCAGCTTTTGCGTCTGGAATTGCATTGCTGCGCCCGGATCAACCTGCGCCAGCGCCTCTAGGGCTTTCTGGTTGTTCGGATCCTTGACCAGCGCGGCCATTGCCGCCTTCGCCATGTTCTGCTGGCGACGCTGCTGGCCCTGTTGGAACGCCTGTGCGAACGCATCGCCGGGGTTGCCTTGCTGAACCCCAAGGCCCCAATTAACCGCCATTCTCAGCCTCCAGTTCGGCGATGCGCCGTTTCAGCGCCTCGACATTGGCCTTGTAGCCCGGCCTGCCCTCTCGCGCGGCAAGTTCGCGCCTGCGCTGTTCGAGCTCTTCTTGCGGGGTCATTAATAAGTCGGCGTCGTCGGGAAGGCCGAGCTGGCGAAGCTGCCCAGCGCGCCGCCGATCGAGTTCCACATGCCCGAGTTGGCCTGCCCCCGAAGCAGCGCGGCGTTGGACAGCGCATCGGCGCCGTTGCCGATCGCCTGGCCCATGCCCGCATTGATGCCCGTGACGGCGTTTCCGTAATTCTGGCCGAGCTGGCCGACGGCGCCGGCAAGCCCACTGCCAAGACTGCCGACGCTCCCGCTGTAATTGCTTCCCGCGCCGTTCACCGCGCCGCCGTAGGCGCTGCCGAGATTAGCCATTGTGGCGGCGTAGTTCTGGCCCTGTCCGGCGAGGCTCGATGCCGCCGCACCGCCCATTTGCTGCTGCCCGGCGAGAAGCTGGGTGTAGGGCATGAAATAACGCTGCAAATCCATGTTCGCGATGTAGTCGGTGATGCCCTTCATCGCCGCGCCGGATTGAAGCATCCCGCGACCGGCATAGAGATTGTTCAGCGCGTTGGCGGCCTGCTCGTTCTGGAACTGCATCCCCGCCGAATTGGCGAAGTTGTTGAGGGCGGACGTGGGCGAAAGAGCGTTCGTTCCCGTTGCTGCCGTGGGCGGGGGTGTCGCCACAGGGGTGGCCGCCGGGGCGGGCGATGTGGTGGCGGGGTGCGGGGCAACAGGAATCCCGCTTACCCCCCCGAAATTCCGCCAGTCGTTCATTCGATTGGCAAAGGCGTTCCTCATTGGTAACCTCGGTTCAACGCGGCCATTGCCGCTTGGTAATTGCCGGGGATGCCGTCGTTCTGCATCGCGTAAATCTGGGCCATTGATGGCTGGGGCGCCGTCGCCGTGGGCGTTGTCGGCGCCCCGCCGGCAGGCGTTTGCGACACGGGCGGGATCGTGACCGGCGGCGGGGCGGTGAGTGGGGCCGGGGCGGCGATAGGCGTGTAATGAAGGGGGGCTGGAAGCACCGACGACCCGGGCAGGCCGAGCAGCGCGTTCAGCGCGTTGGATGCCGGAACGCCATTTTGCGCGTAGGGAGAAAGTAGCCCGTAGCTCGCGTTATAGGCCTGCGACGCAAGCCCAGCATTGCTGTTGTAAATGTCGGTATTGAGACCGAGGCTCCGGTTGTACATGTCGGTCGAGAGCCCGACGCCGGAATTGTACATCTGGGTATTGATGCCCAGGCCCTGGTTGAACATGTCCCGCTGCTGCGCGAGGCTCTGTTCGCCGAGCTGGAGCTGCGCGGCGGTTGCGTCCTGCTGGGCCGATGCGGCCTGGTTGGCCGCCTTCTTTTGCGCCGACGAGCCAATGATTGCGCCGCCGATGGTGCCGACGGCAGCAATGCCAGCAGCAATCGCTAGAGGGGGCATCTATTTCTCCGATGAAAATAGTTCGCAAAAGCCGCTTGCGGTCATCGCGCGGCCTTCGGATTTCCAACCCATTGCCCTGGCGAACAGCCTGACCTTGCGGCTCTGCTTGGAGCCGTCCCACGGCACCGCCGCCCACATGAGCCTGGCCCCGCGATAACGCCGCATGTGCGCGAACATGCCGTTCAGCGTTTCAATCGCTTCCCGCCCCCGTTGAGACAGGGCAAGATGAACCTCGAAAATGCCGGGCCCCTTCCATACGAAGATTGCCCCGCCCTCGCCGTCGATCAGGACGGCACTCAGCGGGTCATGGAGAACCGCTTGCACAACCGCTTCGTCAGAACTCCCGCTATCCCGCTCAAGCCAGCCGCAAATCGTTTCGAGATCGGCAAGCGAGGCCTCGCGCATTACGAGCCGACCGCAGATGCCACGCCGGACAAATACATGACCCGAGTGCCGCTATTGTTGCGGGCCCGCAGACGGAAACTGTAGGAGCTGCCGTTGGTCAGGCCGGTCTTTGAATAGCTGACGGAAAGGGCTCCATCGACGGGGTAGTATTCCCCGGTTTCGGAATCGTGTTCAACTGAGCAGTCCGGGCTGCTTGCGACTTCAGTTCCGAGATCTGCCCAAGTGCCGGTGCCTTGGTCCCATTGCCAGATGCCATAGACCTTAAGCGCGGCGGATGCCGGCGATGCGGCGCCAGTGGTAACACCAAGCGGCGCGGAAAGATCGGCCTGTCCATTCGTGCCGGCAGTCACGGTGAGCGTGTCAGAAACCGTCGCCATTGATGTGGAATTAAAGGAGGCAAAGCTGCTGTCTGTCGCGGTCGTGCCGCCAGTCCCCGTTGCCGAACCGCCGCTGGTCGCCTCTACTGGTGCGGCCGCTTTCACAAGATAGACATTGAACCGCTTGGTGAGGGTGATCGATTGCCCGCTGACAGTACGAACGCTGCTGACCTCAACAACCGCGTCGCTTGTCAGCGCGGAGATGGTGAGCGCGCCGGTTGTCGAGGCCATTGTGCATGTAATGCCGCCGCTGATTACTGTGCGCGACCACGTCGCTGAAGTCGTGACGCTCGTCGTGTCATTATAGCGCTTGCAATTGATAATCTTCGATAGTTGGCTTGACGGCGTGACCGTGCCGCTGTGGTCCGCCGTGATAATTACATCGGGAATATCGGCCACGTACTCTTCGGCGCCGGCTTGAGCCGAATCCGCCAGCGTCTTGGCGCTGTCGTGCATCTTGTCGAGCAGCACTTGCTTAGTCGTCAGCACGTCCGTGAACTTGGAGCGGAACGTCGTATCGACGATGGTCGTGTTCCCGCTGGTGTTGTTCCACGCTACCGGGGTGGTGAGCGTCGCCAGATATGAGGTGAGCGCGGAAATCGCATTGTCGTAATTGGTTTTTTCGGTCGTGACGCCGTAGGTCGTCGCCTTGGAATCGATGTCCGATTGCTCGCCGGTCAGATAGGCCTGCATGAACATCCAGATCGGCTTCTTGTCCGGAGTCAGCGTATTGGGGTCGAGGATCGCGTTGATGGAGTCGAGTTGCGATTGCTGGCTGTCGAAATTTTGCTCAACCGCCTCGCAATTCCTCTGCCACAACCGCTGGAACGCCACCCCGGATGAATTGGATGGGTTCAGCCGGTCGAGCTTTCGGGTCATCAGTAAGTGGGCAAGCCATATGGCGAGGCCGCCGGGGCCGCCCCGATCACCCCGAGTTGAGTCCCGACCATGTTGGGCGGGAGCTGCATGTTCGGCGGAAACTGGATATTGGGTGCCCCCGGAACACCGGCCCCTGGCATATTCGGAACACCGGCTACGCCAGCCATGCCTGGGGCCTGGCCCAGGCGGAAATCCTGCCTGTCCGGGCGCTGGCCGCGCCAATCCATCATCTGCTGCTGCCAATCGCCCCGTTGCATGGTCGCGGGATCGAACATCGGTCGGTCATCCCGCCAGCCCATCAGCGCATTGCGCCAATCCTGGTGCCAGCTATTGTCCGGCTTTTGGATGGGGGGCTGCATCTGGGGCTGAAGCGGGGCCCCGGTGAGTCCGCCGCCGGGCATGGCAACGGGCATTTGCCGCACCCCTTGGGGGGCCAGTGCGTTCATCGTGTGCATCTGGCCGAGCGGCTGCGCTACGGGGTTATTGGGGTCATACACGGCTCCGGCCTCCACCTTGGTCGTTCACCTTGATCGCGCTCAGTCTGAAAGGAACCGGGTCGGTCACACGGATTTCGCCGAGGATCCCCGGAAAATCGGCCATGCCCTGAGCTCTCCACTCCGGAACGCAGCGGTATTCGCCCTGGATACCCAAGCGATCATCCTGCCAATCGCCCCAGGTGTTCCCGGCGTCGTCTGACAGCCTCAGTTCAATCATCGGGTCGGTTCCCTGACCAGTGAGCAATGGCGTCTGCCCGCAATTGGCCCAGACCCGGATTACATCGATGCTCGCGGGCTCATCCAACTGCTGGGCGAAACTCAGCCTGCGCTCCAGCTCGACGCCCATGTCGTCCCATTCCGACCAGCCCATCAATTGGCCGGTGGTCTGGTGCCCGAAGTAGGCCGTTTTCCCCTGCATCGCCGCGTGGGCGACGATCCATTGGCCCTGTGCGGTCTGGAACTCGCACCATTCCTTGGTCGAGCAATCGTAAAGCAGGGTTTCGGTATCGAGGCGCATCGCCACCATCTCGTGGCCGCCCTCCATCCAGAAGGTGAACAGCCGCGCCGTGGTCGAAGCCGCGATCCGTTCCTCGATCCCGCTATCCGAAATCCGCTCGGGGACTTCGCCGATGCGGAACACAATCCGTTTGGAGCCGATGAAGAACAGACTGTTGTCCGCCGCGCAAACGCAGCCGGTGTCCATGATCCCCTGATCGAAGGCAATTTGCTCGATCCGGCTAAACGGAAGATCGGCCTCCCCGGTGTGCGTCCAGCTTTCAATCGTCTGCTGGCCGAACAACCAGATGTTGTCGCCGAGGTTCATGATGTCCAACAGGCTGTCGGGCTCGCGCTCCGCCGTGGCGAAGCTCAAGGCATCCCAGGTCGATCCGTCCAATGGCGCGGACCAGTAGAACTTGGCCGACGTATCCGCCCGCACCGCGACGAATAGCGAGCCGATGAAGCATACCGCCCGAACCGACGCGGAATCCGGGAAAACCGGCGAGCTGAGGGCACTGCCGTTGTAGCGCTTGAGCGTCGAACCGCGAGTGAAGAGCAATTCGCCATATCCGCCCGCCCACGACGCAACCCCTGACCCGGCCGCGGAAACGGAGCCCAGAGAGGTCGTCCCGCGATAAAGCGTCGTCCCAGAGATCGAAAACACATCGCCGTTCAGGGTGCCGGCCTTGCAGAACATACCGTTGATCGGGCCCGAGCCGTTGGTTGCCAGAAGCCCCAAACCCGGCCTTGAAAGAAGAGCCACTCCTTGTTCGGAGGTCTTGGCGGCCTCCAGATACATGTTGATGAGCTTGAGCTCGGGAAAGTTGCCTTCGGTGCGCCGATAGGCTCCGGCGCCGTACTGGACCGAAGGCACTTAGAAATACTCCCCCGGTAGCCGATCCCTGGTCGAGCCGAGCTTGTAGGAAAGGTTGGACAGGAACCTTTTGCCTCTCGCCAGGACGGCGGGGGAAAGCTGGGCTCCGAACATGTCGATAAACCCGCCCGAGGAAGCCAGGGCGGCGGCGAGCCCATAGGCCCCACGGTCGGACAGCGGGGCCACGTCAGTCAGTTCAAGGTTGATCAGATCCACCCATGCGGAGCGGTCATAGAGCCTGACCGAACGCGTCCCGGTCGATGTGACGCTCTCGTAAAGCGAGAGATCGCGGGGCTGGCGGGCAATGCCATCCGCGCTGTCCTCGGCCGCAATCGTGGTCGGTTCGGTCAGGGTGACGCCGGATGCGAGGAGGTATCGCTTTCCCTCCTCGGCGGTGTCGTCGCTGGTGAGGTAACTGTCCTCCAGCCGCCCGAACATGCCGCCGTTGACCATTTCGTCATAGAATGACTGAAGCGCGGCCAAGCCCTCTTCGGCTTCGGCGTCCTTGGGCTCCTTGCCCGGCCCGATAACGCGAGCCTGGCGCATGGCGTAGGTGATGATGTCGAGACAGGACGCGGCCATCGGTCACTCCCGCTTCGATGCAAGAAATGGGGCGGAGATTTTACGTCCCCGCCCCCGTCAGTCGTTAGGAAGCAACGCCCTCGACCGTGTAGAACACCGTCAGGGTGACGGTGCCCGCCGCGCCGGTCGCGGCGTTGTTGGCCGCAACACCTGTAATCAGCGTCTTGGCCGTGTATTGGTAGTCGGCGCCGGCCGTCGCAATCGCGCTCGACAAAGTGCCCGCCTGGCCCACGGTCGAGGCCGAGAACAAACGGGCGGCAGAGCCGGCGTCACCCACGTTGAGGGTGAGCGTCGGGGTGCCGTTGGTGTCCATGTCGTCAGCTTCCAGCACAGACAGGTGGACGCGAGCGCCCGCCGGCATGTAGAAGAAGTTGAGCGTGTCGGTGGTTGCAGGTGCGGCAGTGCACGAAACGACCGCCCGCTTGACCTTGACGTTGCCGCCGAGGCCGTGAAGCGGGATCGGATCATTATTCGTGTATGCCGACGAAGAGTAAGTCGTCATTGTATATTTCCTTTAATTCTGGTAAGAGTCGCCTATGAGCGAAGAATGGAAAGCCGTTATTGGCTACAGCGGATTCTACGAGGAACGGGCGCGCCAAACTTACGAAGGGCGATCTGATTGAGATCAGGCGGCTCCGCGCTGAAGGCTGGACCCAGCAGCGGCTTGCCGACAAGTTTGGCGTAGACCAAACCGGCATCAGCTTACTGCTGCTAGGCAAAACCTGGCGCGAAACCTCCTAACCTTATTGAATTACCTCAGTTATCAACTGTCGGCAGCCGCCGCGAACAGGCACGTCACCATGCCCTGCTGGACGCCGTTAAACGCCAGCTTCTTCACGCCAAGCAGTTCCTCGATCGCAACGCCCGGACGGAAGCCGTAGTCCTTGACGTTATCGGTCTTTGGACTTGGCTCCTGACCCCAGGCAATGCCGACCGCCTGCGCTCCACACAGAAGCACCGGGCGAACGTCGCACGAGGAAGCGCCGACGCCGTCGAGGCTGTAGGTGCCGCCCGTATTCGCCGCGATGGCGTCGATCTCGGGCACTTCACGGTGGATGATGCCGTCATAGATCAGGTCGCCGTCCTGGAAGATCGGGTTTTCGGCAACGTCGCGAGGCCGCGCATCGCGGTTGGCCTGCGTCATCGTCGAATCCAATTTCAGGTCGCGGAACGTGCGCGAGCCGTGGAACGCAACGAAGAACTCCTGCCCGATGCTCGATTTGTACGGCCGAATATGCGGGTCGGCGAGCTTCGCCATACGCTTGCCAAGGCTCATCGATGCCACCGTGCACTTGTCGTTGGTGGTATCAATATTGCCCATCATGGTCGCCCAGGTCGCCGAATAGTTCGACTTGGCAACGCCCGCGAGAATGCGGTCGCTGTTCGCTGCGGCAAAGGCGTTACGGTTGGCCGCCGATGAGTCACCGAGGTTGACGCTGGTGTCACCAGTGGTGACAACCGCCAGCATTCCCTTGATGATGTCGTCGCGCAGCTTCTCGGCTTCCCAGGTGCGGAGCATGTCGCGCGCCGCATTCAGGAGGTCGATTTCGGTCTTGAAACTGGTCGATTTCGGAACACGGACGCCGTTACGCCGCCAATCCACCGAGATCGCGCAATTGTAGTTGCCCAGCTCCTCCTCGTTGCCGTCCAACACCGCCGAGCCGGTAACGCCGCTTGACTTCAGACGGGTGATGAGGGGAATATTGATCGTCTTGCCGGCTTCTTCCTGAAGCTCGTACTTGGCAATGATGATCGAGTTGTTCGACCGGCCCATGTAGCCCTTGAACCCGGACTCACGGACGTATTCGCCAAGGTAATCGCTGATCCACCTCTGTTTTTCAGAGGCCGATGCGAGAGTGACTTCTGCCATTTCTATCTCACTTTATGACACTATCGAACGCCACTCCGGGACCGGTCGCGATATGCTGCGCCCCTCCGGCGGAGGGGGCAGAAGCGATCGAGCCTGTCGGGCGTCGTGATTGCGGTTGTGGGGTTGCCCCCGGCTGCTGCGCCGTCTGGGCCTGTTTCCAGGCGAGGAAGGCTTCAATTTCCTTGGGATCGCCACCGATCTGCGACAGCGCCTGCTGGCGCCGGTATTCGCCGATGAGGAACCCGTAGGGGTTACGTTGCTGGGCAAAAACTTGGTAGAAGGTTGGGTTGGCCTGAAAGACTTGGCGGGCCCATGCCGTGGCACCGTCCACGAGCTCGTTGCCGACCTGCTGCCTCGTCATCTCTTCCGAGATGTTGAGCGTCTGGTTGAACACCGTCGCCTGTAGCGATTGCGCGAGATGGGCCTGATAGCCTTCCGGATCCTCGAACATGTCGGGAACCTGCGGCTGTTGCTGGATGGGCTGGCGCATCCGGTCCAGCTCGGCTTTGAGCTGCTGAACTTGGTCGCGCGTTTCGTGCAGAGCCTTCAAGGGAACCATCACCGGCTCGTCGGCCTCTTTGGCCTTGAACCGGCCGCGCTCATCGCGCTCGCGGGTTGCCTTCTGTTCGGCGGTTTCCGGCTCGGTGGCTTGACCAGCGGCCGGCTCTTCCTGCGTTGGCGCTTCCGCCTGTGGCGTGGGCGCAACTTCCCCATTCGCCGGTTCCCCGGCGTCCAGAAACTCCAGATTGTCCATTGTTTCCCCTTGCCCCGTTACGTCGGGCAGTTTCACGATGCGCCCGAGCTCCGGCGGCGAGTTGCTTAGTGCGTCTAAGCCCGAAAGCGCCCGTTAACCCCCGGCGGCGGGGAACAATGCCGCGATTTCCTCGCGGCATTTTTGCTCGTTCTCTTTGCGAGTGAGGCGGCGATAAATCAGCTTGTCACCGCGATAGGCGCGGATGAAAATGAGCGGCAGATACTCGGTCTGCTCGGTCTCGATCCGAATCATTGCGACGGCCCTCGCTGCCCCATCTCGAAGCCGGTTTTCACGGCCTCCAAGTGTGGGCGAATGGCTTCGTTCTGTGCTTCGACGCCAAGCTTCACTGTCTCGGCCTGGGTTTTCTCGGTCTGCGCCTGCTTCAGCTGGGCTGAGGCGGCCTTGTCCTGAATGTCCGCTGCGGCGGCCTGCATCTGCATCTGCTGGCCCTGCCCGCCCATTTGCGCCTGCTGTTCCTGGCGCGCCTTGCGCTTCTCGATCAGCTTGCGCTTGTCGGGAAGGGACGACAGTTCGAGCATGTCGTCGAACGGCACTTCCTGCGGGCCGTAAATCCGTGCCAGTTCGGCAAGGGTCTGGAACTCCTCGGCAGCCAGAGTCGCGGTGTCGTCGGTCGTGTCGAGGACGATATCCACGTCAAGCTCGGCAAGCTGGTTGTCGTAGCCCAGCACCATCTGCTGCATTGCCGGTATTCCGTCAGGGCCGACGCCGAGCTGTTGCCCAACGATCGGCTGGTTGATGCCGATGAAATTGGGCGCGCCCTCATCATCGGTCACTCGGATGTAATCGGGTGCGGTCCAGAACTGCTTGCAGCGGTCCCACATCGCCCGGTACATCCGGATTTCCCAATTGTGGATGCCCTTGTAAACGACCGCATCCTCGGTGAGGCCAGCCTGCTGATCGACCTGCTTTGATCTTCCGGAGGCACTGGTCGCGCCCCTCGCGAGGATCGCCGGGTTAGGCCCCTGCCGGTCCAGCTCGGTTTCGGCGAGCGTGAGCAGGTTGAACTGCCCCATCGTCATGTCGGTAAGCGACACCGGCATCCAGCCCGGCGGCAACACACCATCGGGCCTCGCCGCTTCCTTCCTCACCGTGTCGGCATCGGCTCCCAAGGCCATTTGCCCGGCATCGTTGGGCTGGGCCTGGACCTGCCGGTTGTTGAGCAGGTGGAGGAGCTTCGAGCGGCGCTTGTTGAACTCGTCCTGCGGGCTCCTCAGGTCACGCCCGACGCCCATCCGGTTGTTTTCGCGGTCCACATAGCAGGATTGGGCGACGATGGCGCAGGTCGGCTGCTTTTTCTCGTCGAGATACGGGCTCGGGCCAGCCTCAAGGATTCCGCCAGCATGAAAGATGCAGCGGTTCCAGCCTTTCGCGTCCTTGTGGTAAATCTCCACTACCATCAGTCGGCGGCGGCGGCGGTCCACCCAGTTCGACAGGCTATCGCGGGGACGGTCCTCGAACGTATCGTCAATCGTGATCGGGCCCGCGTTGGACAGCGCGTTCTCGATCTCCTTGGCCTTGTCGGGATATTGGGCCGAGAGGAAATCCGCGTACATCCACTTGGCGATGCCCTGGTAGCGGGCGTCCGAGAAATCTTTCTTCCTCGCCCTCGGATCGTGGAAATGCTCTTCCCAGCGGATCTGCTGGGCTGTTGGCCTGTTCTTGTCATCAATCTCGACAATCGCCGCGCAGGTTCCGGGCACAAGGTAATCGTAAGCACATTCGAGCCTCAGCTCGTGGAAATCGTTCATGTCGGCGATGAACCGCAGGGTCTTTGACACGACATCGGCCGCGTCCTCGTCCACCCCCGGATTGCGCCCGTAGGCCCTCGGGTCGCTGCGCCCGTCCTCCAGCACCCCCAGGGTGCCATTGATGCTCTTCCGGTAGCGGTTGAATACCGTTTCCGGCTGCTTGCGGGTCTTTAGGGTCGCCCGCTCTTCCGCCGTTAGTTGGTAGCCGTGGTAATAATCGTCGTCGATCTGCTGTTCTTTGCGGTTGTCGGCCAGCAGGTCGCGGGCCTCCGCGAACATCTTCTTGTAATCGTCGAGCGTGGTTTCGGGGGTTTTAGCGTCGGCCATCGAACCCCCTCAAA